GCGCAAATTGACTTAACACCGTTGTTTACTGCAACGTGTGCTTTTGCAGATAATGCAAAATGTCAAGTTGTTGGTTCAGCTTTTGCTGAAGGTGGAACCGACCCAGCGGGTTGGAAAGACGAACTCTACGATAGAGAAGGATATTGCCAGATTTTTAAAACTGCAATTCCTCTCTTCTCCGGTACGACTCTTGCGACCAGATATCGTGGCCGCCCTGATGAGTACAAACGTGTGTGGTCTGAGAAGCTAATGGAGCACAAAATGGACGTTGAGCATGCAATGCTTTTCGGTTCAGGTGGTGCTGATGAGTCTGCGACTGCTGGTCCCCAGCGGTATACATGGGGAATTCTTCCCTATACGGAGACTTATGGTAAGGTTAAAAACTTTACCTATGCTTCGAGTGACTACGATGCATTCGTTGACGCTATGGAGGATATTTTCGCTCCTGAATCGGGTAACTCCGGTCAGAAGCTAGTCCTCGCATCACGGAAAATCATTGCCTGGTTCCAGAAACTAGGTAGTGCTTCTTTCTTGCATAATACAGTTGAGCTGGGACAAGTCAGTGCCGGCTCTCCATCTGATGCATATGGTGGCAATGGATATCGTCTTGACGTGCAGAATGTCAAAGGTGCTTTCGGTCATAATATGATGCGGATTAACACTGTATTCGGCGACCTGCATTTTGTGCAGGAGCCTTTGCTTCGTGGTGCGACTGAGAACTACGCTGTCATGGTAGACATGAAGAACGTAAAGTATCGTCCTCTAGCGGCTAACGGCGTAAGTCGTGACACGCATATCATCACTAATGTTCAAAATAATAACGTTGATGGACGAAAAGACATTATCATGACCGAAGCCGGTCTTGAGATTTCTCTTCCGGAAACTCACGCTATTTTGAAATGGGCGTAATGAAGTAAACAGTTTGGTGGGGCGGCTTATGTCGCCCCATTAAACATTGATAATAGGAGATAGAAATGGCCCAAACATGGAATGTAGTGACAGTTACTCTTACCACTGATGCCGAATCTATAGGTGACAATAAGGTCATAGCTCAGTCTATTGAAATACCAAATTTTTTCACAGCAAATAGTGGCCGTTCTCTGATTCAGTCAATAGTGTTATTGGATGAGACAACAACAGGCCCAGCAATTGATCTATTGTTTTCAACTACGGATGATGCTATTACGCAAGATGAGGGTAAAGCAATAGGTGAAGATATAGCTGATCTCGATGCAGTTTTTGCTAATTTTGTTGGACATGTGAATATTGTTGCTGGTGATTGGACTGATATGTTCGACGCTAAATTGGCTACTAAATCAAGTATTGGACTGGTAGTTCATGGCCCATCTGATTCTACAAGTTTATATTGTCATGCTGTTAATAGAAGTGGTTCAAATTGGACAGCAGCGGCAACTACTAATTTGAAAATGAAGATTGGCGTACAGAAGTATTAATTCTTTCTAAGGAGAAGAAAATGTCATCAGACATGGTAACAAGTGTTAGTGTTGGAGGAACTCATCAGAGTCAAAGTATTAATGATGAAACTCGTCGAATGGCTTATGATAAGAAGAAGAGCAAGTCTAAGCCAAAACCTAAGAAGAAATAACGATGGCTAGTTTTAGTACTCAGGTACAATATTATGCTGGAGATACTTCTGGGCAGACAGCTGAGATAGCTCAGTGGTTGCCAGATGCTGTAAAGGCTGTCGTTACAAGAATTGAAGCAGCAAACCCCAGCTTGTTGCATATGTTTGCAGCACCAACGGTGCTTAATGCCTCATCAGGTACGACATTTGATGTGACAGCAAATGGAAGAGTACTCGATGTTCAGAGGGATTCTAAGAGATGCTCCCCTGTTTCTCCTCAATACAGAGCGAATATTGGGGATAGTACGAGTATTTATTATGCTCCTACTACAGACCCTAAATATTACATTTTAAATGGAGCTCTCACTGTTCTTCCAACCCCAACAGATGCTGCTCCTGCTCAGGTATCTTCTGTTGTATACGGTGCAATTAATGATTCAAATGCTACTATAGCTAGTTTTCCATCAGAATTTTACAGACATGTGGTTTTATGGGTGGCTATGAATGTCATTCATTCTAAACTAATAGATATAAGAGTTGCTTTACCTACAGACTTGGATGCTGATACTACAGTATTTAATGCTTTAGCAGATATTGATCTTTCAGGCATTAGTTTACCAGAGTCTCCTAATGTCCCGAATTGGGTTACTGCTGGGGTCGGAGATTTGACAGGTCCTCCCAGTTATACCAAGCCGACAATAGGTTTGGCAGCATCTAATCCAGATGTCGTGATTCCAGCTTTTCCAAGTATTTCAGATTTAGATTTATCGACAAATAATGCATTAATTGATATTAACCCTGCTGCTTTAGATGCTCCATCCCTCTCTAGTGCACCTACTGTAGCAGATGTAAGTGGCTCCGTACCTACTTATACCCCTCCAAAAGTGGGCGGAGCCACTGAAGAATTGACAGCAACTATGGATGCGGGGGCAATAGGGACAGAAGCTGATACTCTAAATTTTAGTAAATGGTGGAATACATTAGCTGATATGATAGAGACAGAAGAGGATATTGAATTAGCACAATCTCAGATGTCTAAGATTACTACTTATGTAGGTGCTTATAGTCAGGCTATGCAGAATCAGCTAAACGAGTTCAATGAAGAGAATGTTGCTTATCAAGGACTTTTACAAGAGAAAGTTGAAGAAGCAAGATTGTCAAGTAGTCATGATGGAAATTTATTGTCAAAATATGCTGCACAGATTCAGGAATACCAAATGCAGGTAAATAATGCAGTTCAGTCTTATCAGAATAATGAACTTCAGAATAAGTTTCAGAAGTGGACTACAGATTATACTAATAAGCTTCAGGAGTATTCATTGGCAATACAGCAGGAATTGAATGAGTTTAATAGAGAAAGCGTCATATTCCAGGCTAACGTTCAAAAGAAGATGACTGAGTTTGGTTCAAAGGAAACAGAATATGCAGCTACTTTACAGGAGTATGCTACTGAGATAGCAGAGTACCAAGCCTTGATAGGGAAAGAGGTTACAAAGTATACTACTGATCTAGGTAAAAAGATTCAACTCTATCAAGCAGTTATACAGAAAGATACTGTGGACTACCAGTGGCTTCAAGGTCAATTGGCATATGTTCAGGCGATGTACGAACAGTGTTGGGCTCCATATATGGCTGGAGGAAGCCCTGATAAGAACACGTCATTTGTAGGAGTTCAGAAATGAAAGTTGGTGAAATGGTTGAATTGGTACAGCAGCATCATCCTGATCTAGGGGCTGTAGAGATTGTGAAGATGTTGAATAGGGCATCAGATGACTTCACAGCAAGGACAAGGTTGTTAGATAGTGCAATTACATTTCCAACTGTTAAAGATCAGAGATACTATGCTCTTGATGATAAAATATTAGAAATATGGTCGGTTGATCTAGAAAATGATGATGGAGATTCTGAGGGGATTCCTCATCTTATTGGTCGGCCTGCAAAGAGGGATATTACGTAATGGCACATTCAAGGTATGTATGGTGGACTGAACGAGATTCAATAGGTATTGCGAAGTATAATCCTGTTAATGCAACATTTGCATCGCCAGATAAGGCAAGAACTGCTACTATATATTACTATAAACGTGCTGATAGAATTAGTGAGCCTTCAGCAAGTGCTGGTTGGGCTGCTGAAGAAAATGAGATACTTCCTCAATTTCATGAACATCTTGTTGAGAAAGCAATACAGTATGGATATGAGAGAAATCCTGATGGAGGAAGCCTTGCGCAATATTTCGGATCAAAGTATGAAGCTGGTATTAAACGAGCAAGGAAGTTTGCGTATCGTGCTCGTGCAGGTACAGTTAAGTTTATAAAGCCGGTGGATTTCTAATGGCTTTATCATGGAGACCAGGAAAATTTGGAGCGGAGTCTTTTAGTGCTATCGGACAGTCATTTAATGATACTCTAATGACAACGTATAATATTATGTTTGACGAAGATAAGAGTGCTAGATATACAGATACTGCAGATTCTGCTTCGACATCATATACTGATGTATCAGTTTCAGCTCCTACTTATACTGATGTTATTCCTAACTATGGGACAGCTTAATGGGTAGCTTATCATCACCAAACTTAATAAAAGATGCTTACAAGACTCTTGTCTTCAGGAAGTCTGATAATAAGTTATATCGTGATGATGGAACTAATGATGTTGAACTTCTAGATTTAGATGTGGTAGATAATTTCGTTGGGGGTGACAGGTTCGTTTATACCAGTCCTGCCCTTGTAGCGGGAGAT